AAGCTTTACCATGTTTAGTTGAAGATTTTGTGTTTAAAACAACAGGTACAAACCTTGGTATTAATTATGATGCTAGTGAAGCAGTCTATGCAGGACTCAATCATCTTTATGAAGAGATAACTTGGTTCTATGCAAAATCAGGTAGCTCAGAAGTTGACCGAAGTGTAACGTATAATTACCAAAATGGTACATGGACAACTGGATCACTGGCAAGAACAACATGGGCAGATGCAAGTCTTTATGATGTTCCCTACGCAACAGAATTTACTTCTACAGCTGTACCAACTTTTCCTACCATCCAAGGAGCAACTAATATAAATGGATCTACTATTTATTATGCTCACGAGGTTGGAGTAAATCAAGTAGACTCGGCAGGTGCAAAAACTGCTATTCCTGCTTTTATTCAATCTGGAGATTTTGATTTAACAGTAGGTGGAGATGGTCAAATGTTTATGAGTATGAGAAGATTTGTTCCTGATTTTAAAATAATTACAGGAAATGCACAAATTACTATTAACTTAAAAGACTTCCCTTCGGATACTTCAACATCATCTCCTTTGGGTCCATTTACAATTACTAGTTCAACTGGTAAGGTAGATACCCGTGCACGATCAAGGTTTGCAAGTTTAAAAATTGCAAATACATCTACAGACGAAAGTTGGAGATACGGCACATTTAGGGCAGATATACAACCAGACGGAATGAGGGGATAATGGATCCAATAGAAGCACAAATACAAGCTCAATTACAATCAATTCAAAATAATCCAAACTTCTCAAGTTACCAACCATCTTTTAACGATGTTGGAATTGCACCTCTACAATCATTAGATATGTCTAATACTCTTGGACCAGAGCCTACCCCTGATTTATCGGGAATAATAAAGCAAGCAGGAACTAATATTTTAAAAAATAAAGCAGCAGATCTTTTTGCAAAAAAAATAGGTATAGAATCATTACCTCAAGGAAGTTTTTTTGGAAACACAATGCTCACAAACGCAGCAGCTCCAGTAGCTTTGTTTTCTGGAATATCTGCAATTAAAAATAAAATAGCTAACCGAAATTTAATGGCAGCTTTAAATAGAGAATCTACAAGAGATTTACAAAGACAGATTGATGCCGGCACGTATGGATCAAATACACCAACACCTCAAGATGCTGGAAGAACTAATTATGGCGGTGGAGGGGGAGGCATGTCTTCTAATCAAAGCACTGGCACTTCAGCTGAAAGAGGAGCAGCTTTACATGGCTAGGGTTGATGTTGTTATTCCAGAGCCAGG